TGTGGTCTCAGGCAGTATAGGTCCTGATGGGATTAGCACGTACTACTACAAGTTCGATTACCATTATGGTATCCCGAACGTAGCTTGTACACCGCCTGCCCGTCCTTCTCTGGCTACGCCCGAGATGGATAAGCTGGTGGCTGCTTGCAATACCCAGTGCCTCCTGAAATTAAAAGATCAGAAGGTAAACCTAGGCGTCGCATTAGCCGAGGCTAAGGAGGCAGCACAACTCGTCAGCAACACGGCTCGCCGTGTCGCCAACTTGTTCAACGCTGCCTACAACCGGAAGCCAAAAGAGTGGCTGAAGGGTGTCAAGAACGCGGGCCGGAATTATAAAAAAGTTCCGGGCTACTATCTTGAGCACGTCTACGGCGTAGCTCCTCTCCTGTCCGATATTGACGGTATCTGCCAGCAACTGGCTGAGACTTACAATAGGGGCAATCGCCCCCGCATCACCGCTTTTGGTGTGCGTAGTGACAGTGAGGTCTACGACCGCTCTCTATCATCCGGTATGCAACAATTCGGCGAACATCGCGGTGTTGGCAACTTAGAGCGTATAGCTCGAGTTGGCGTCACCGCGTCAGTACCCGACTGGGTGATGAAGGACTACAGTAGTCTTGGGGTTACCAACCCCTTTGCTATTGCGTGGGAGCGTGTTGGGTATAGTCACGTCGTCGATTGGATGTTACCGATCGGCGACTGGATTAACACCTGGGACGTCAGTAACTATCTGACGTTCGAGTCGGGGTTTACGACCCGATTTTTACGCGCCTCGGGCGTCATCACTTCCAGTCCGCCTCCAAAGGCGGCACCGGCAGTGTTGAGGACTGACCTTCCTGGTCGGTTCCGATTGTGGGAGATGGAGAGAGTTCCTATGGTTTCTTTCCCTAGGGCCTCATTCCCATCCCTTCGCAATCCGCTTAGTCTCGACCACATGGCGCAAGGTCTGGCCATGTTGTCTCAGGTAATCCAGGGGCACAAGCGCCTGGCGTCAAGGGGGCCGGGATAACCCGTACCTCATTCCTTAACTACCAGACAGGACAATTCCATGTCGCTTACGCTTAACACCAAGGTCTATCCGTTCACCGGTTTCATTCAGGGCGCGATTGCTCGCTACCTGAACGCTGGCAGTGGTACCGCCAACGGCTTCCGCACCGCAACTGCGAAGGTGGAAGCTGTAAACTCGAACGGTGATATCAAGGTTCGTTGGAAGCTCCGGCTCCCGACGGTCGTGTCCGAGGCTGAGTGCGCTTGCCCGGGCGGCGTTGTCCGCGAGAACTTCGTTGACATTGTCGCCACGGTTAGTGCTTCAGCCCTGGCTGCCGAGCGTACTGATCTGGCTCTGTCTCTGAAGGACTTGGTGGCATCGCCTGAATTCCAGGCGAGCATTACCAACCTTCAGACGCCCTCTGCCTAACGGCATGGTAGCCAGAACAACTCCCAATCAAAAGACTAAGGAGAATGAGGAATGCAAACACCCTCATTGTGCTCGACGACGACCCTCGCAATACATCTCTTCCA